CCCGGTCAGAGCCTCCCAGGTGGCCAGACAAACATGCGTTTCTTTCGAGCCTTTCGGCTTGTCGGGCTGGTCTTTCGGTATCAGCCCGCACAGCGGACAGTCAAAACAGCAGTCCGGCTGTTCAGGTGGCAGTTGTATCGGAGTCTTGTTCTTCGGTTTTCTCATAAATTAAAAATTTATTTCGACTTTCGTCACGACTCGGCAAAACTGATGCGAGCATCGTTCTGCTCTCGCTGCTCCGAAAGTTCGCATATCGTTCAAAAATTTTGTTTTAAGTGGTAACTTTCAATAATCGTGGCACTCCACGTTTTTCGTCGTGCCTCCGTTCCCATCTACGCCTCACCTGTAACGTGGAAAAAATGAGAAATGAGATTTTACCTGTGTTAAAAGAAGATTAGGCAAGTGGATTTGGGAATCCAAGGGGGTCGAAAGAAAAACATACCCCCGGGGGTCAGTCGGTCGGCGGTTCATAGTTCGGGTCATTCGCTTCGAGGAATCTCCTTCGTGCTCGCTCTTTGTTCTCCTTCACCTTATCCTTGGTGTGGCTCCGCATCTCTTGGTGCGTCTTTATGTGGCAATCGACACACAGCAGGCGGATGTTGGCTGGATTGTAACATCTTGCCTCCATGCCATCAGGACCATACAGGCTGATGGCTCCCTCCACAGGTCGAATGTGGTGGCAGTCAACTCCTTGTGTGACGATGCCTTCTTGCAAGCAGCGTTCACACAGTCCGTTCGCCCTTCGCCACACCACTCGCTTCACCTCCATCCACCGCCGCGAGTTTAGCAGCCGTTGGTATCTTGGGTCACGACTCATGGCTCTACTCCGAATGGTTTCCAATCTGGCATGTCTGTGGGAGGTTCCTCGCGTTGTCGTATCTCTCCTTCCATGTAATCGGCTTCCATGTCGGCCACCTCGCGGTCTTCATTGTTGAAGTGTATGGTCTGCTGCTTGATTACTGAGTCGGGTGTGCGGTGCGGCTTGCGCTTGAACTTATGACCATACTCGATGGCCTTGCCGTAGTCATGGTTCTCACCGTAGCCTGGCATCTCCTGTTGCTCCTCCTCGCGGTCAATCGAGTCGTTCATATACTCGCTGAGTAGGGTCAGCGTCTCGCGCATGGTGTCGCAGTAGAGCCGCTTGCCTACCTTGTCGAGCTTCTTGTAAAGTCCTGGCATGCTAACCTTGATGACGCGCTCCAGTATGTCGTCCACACAGAGGGTCTCGACGGGCTCGCCCATGAATGGCTTGTCAATCATGGTCAGCCCGAAGCCGTGCTTGCCCTTCTGCTGGAGTATGAGGATGACCTGTGCCACCTCGGTCTGAGCCGTCACGTCGGCAAAGTTGAATGCCTTGTGCCAACCAGGTTCTATCTTCAGCAGGTTCAGGAAGTGTTGCATGTCGGGCGAGATAGGCCCGTCGTGCTTGGCACTCTCGATGAACGTCTGAATAAACATCTTGAAGAGGTCGTTGCCGTTGGTGCCGTGTTGCAACCCCTCGCAGAGGATATTCACCAAGTCGTACATGGCTTGTGGCATCTTGACACTGAAGGTAGCATGACCTCCCTCCTGTACTTGTTTCTGTTCGCTCATTGTTCGTCAGTTATTGTTCTAATAATGGTTTTAATATTGGGTGTTCTTGGAGTATCTCGCCCACGGTCTTCGTGCCAGGTATTCGGCTGGTGTCGAACTTAGGGCGATGACTGTCGCGCATGCGTTGCCGCATCCAGTGCAGTCGAGGGTCGGCCATCTCTTCGGGGTCGATGAATGGCTCATCTGATTGTGGTGGCTCGATAGGCTTTTGTTCAGGTTTGCTTTTAGGTTCGGCTGTGCGCTTGGTCTCGGGATGGATCATCAGGCGCATGGCGATGTCGGCAGCGTCGGCCTTGGGTCCGTCCTCCTCTCGCCAACAGGCATCGAAGAACTTGGTGTAAACTTGTACATTGTCCGAACCCAACTTGTCGGCCACCTCGCGCCACTGCTTGATGCCATCCTTGTCGGGCCATAGCCACACCTTGCGGCCTTGGTCGATGAGTACTTGCATGGCATCGAGGTTCATGTGCGAGAGTCCACCACACGCCAGCCATAACTGACTGTCGAGGTTGCCATAGTAGGCACTCATGATGATGGCAGTCTTCTCACTCTCTACCACGTTGACCACGGCATTGGGGTAACGCTTCAGTAGGTGGGCACCGAAGAGGGGCTTTAGGATGGTGTGCTCGTCGGGCTTGCACAACTGGCGCACACCGTCTTGGTTGTAGAGCCATCCTGGATTGCGGGTCTTGTCGCGCTTGATGCTATTGTAGTACATCAACTTGGCAGAGCGTGGCACGCCTTCGTGGTCGATATACCAGAAGCACACTCGGCCGTCGGTCCATCCGCCAAGGCAATAGAGCCACAAGACGTTGGTCAGTTCCTTGCGCTGCTGCTCGTTCCAAGGCAATGCCCAGAGTGCTTGAAGGAAGGAAGTGTTACGTCGGCCCGTGGTGTCCTTAACCAGTAGCCTATCCATTGCCATATCTGGCAGCGGTGGCGGTGTTGGTTTGGGTGGCGGAGGAGTCCAGTCGATGGGTGCGTCGTCAACGGGGATGCAGTACTTTCTGCCAAGGTACCGGATGGCGTCTGGGAACGTCATGTGCTCGGCCTTCATCAGGAAGTCAACAGCCCCGCCACCTTCACCACTTCGCATACAGACAAAGCAATGATAAGTGTTACGCCCTGGCGTGCCTGGCGAAAGGGTCGAGGGACGCACGATGAAGTTGCCATCATGCTGGTCGTCGTGGAAAGGACAGATGCCAGTGAGGTTCACACCAGCCTTGCGCAGATGAACAAAGTCGCCCACGATGTCCTCAATGCGAGCCGCGTCTGTCACGGCCCTTACAATGTCGTCGTTGATTTTCGGCATAATAGTTGATAACCTCTGAAAAACAAAAAAATACGCGTGCATGCGTGCGCGTCGCCCGCAGGCCGGTATCCCTCCACCCCCATATATATATTATATATATATTGGGGGGTGGGGGTACGGGGCTAAGCGGGGGTAGCATCAAAACGGAGCATCATCTTTTCGACCACCTTCAAATGGTAATTCCTCAGGTGCATCGTTAGCAAGTTCTCGTAGTCCGTTATAGTGGTATTTCTTTCCATTCTTGTAGATAATTCCTTTTTCCATTGCAATCTCAAACAGGGCGCTTACCCGTCGGTTGCTCGTCACGCCGATTGCTTTCAGGTGGCGTTCGAGCTCTGAGTAGGTGGCTCCGTTCGATTGCCAGTTGAATGATTTGAATCTCTCGTCGGCCTCCTTCATCATCTCCAGCTCTTTCGAGTTGACGGTGACGACCGTCGCGCCGTTCTCGTCAAGTTCCATAGGCATGCCCCATCCGGCAGCGTTCTGCTGATAGGCGTAGTCCCAATCTTTAATATCTCGGCCACGGGCTTTCAGCTGCTTCACAGTGAAGTAGATGTCGGGGCGGTCGGCTCGCCGTTGGTTGAGTGGCAGGTCGCATTGCTTCACCTTCTTTACTGAGAAGATTTCAGCCACCTTACGTTGAACGATAGAACCCAGTGTGCCGACCAACTTATCGACCATCGGATTCTCGTGTAGTACGAGCCACAATGACGAGTCGTAGTGTGTGGCCAGCATCATCGACTTGCGGATGATGGGTTGACACTCCACTTGGTCGTTGTAGTCGCGCACGATGTCGAGCATACCATCAAGGAAGATGTCGGTGGGTTTCACTATCCACACGGCCTTCAGTATCTTCTTCCATCTGTCCTCGGCTTCCTCAGTGTCCCTCAGACGAAGGATATGAAACCGAGGCTGCTTATGGGTGTAGTCGAGACCTGCCAACAAACACACGCGGTTCTTGATGGCGATGGTGTCGTCCTTGCCCTGCTCCGTGTCGATATAGAGTACCACGGGGTTGGGGCGTTCGTTGGTAAGGTGGTATTCGATATTCCCAAACTTACCACTAAGGATTGCGGCCATCAGCTGCGACATCAGACCCGTTTTGCCGTGACCAGGCTTACCACTGATGACGTGAAGCTCGCCCACATTGGCAAAGGGTATGCCAAACCTGCTCAAGGTGTAGCGAGGAGGCGTGTATGGGTCTTCAAAGTCGAGGAAGTCATTCGTCACATCCTCGTCGAACCATCCGTCACCCTTCAGAAAGTCGGGCATCGCGTTGGCGTCGTCCTCACCAGGTAATGGTATCTTCTGTTGTTCGTCGTTCATAGTTCATCAAATGTTCTACGGTCTTAGTCCGCAGGTAATAGTCATAGGATGGGCGCTGTGTGATGGGAATCCGTAGGAACTCATTTCGCAGTGCCGTTTTCATTTGCCTCAGGGTGTAGGGTAGCATCGCCTCGCATGCCTCAGTCGATGGAGGTATGTATGGCGGTGGTAGGGGTGTGCGATGGCGAGCGCGGTATTGCTTCTGAT